GGTCTTGTTATCGTAAGAGGCCCTTCTGCATATAGTTTTTCAGTCTCTCCAGGAACAAACTCAACTTCAACTCATCCAGGCGGAGATAAAATAGCAACATTTACAGTTTCAGGAGTTTTAACAACATCGGAATAATATTATGGCTCATTTTGCAGAAATAGATAAAAATAATAAAGTATTAAGAGTAGTGGTTGCATGTAATCAAGATATTGCAGATAATGGAGGAGAACAGTCTGAACAAGCTGCTGAACATTTTAAAACTGTATGTCCACTTCTTTCAAATGGTGTAAAATGGGTTCAAACTTCTTACAATAATAATTTTAGAAAACAATATGCAGGAAGAGATTTTACATATGACGCTGCAAAAGATAAATTTATATGTGAACAACCTTATGCTTCCTGGTCATTAGATTCAAATGATGATTGGCAAGCTCCAGTTACATATCCAACAGATATAGAAAATAAAAGAATCAGTTGGGATGAAGAAAATCAAAAATGGATTGCAGTAGATTTAGATGAAAATTCATATAATTGGGATGCATCAGCACTAGCTTGGGTATCTGCATAATTGATCTAGATCAATTTTTTTATTCCTCTTTACTTTAATTTATAATTAAGTTATATATATTTTATAAAGATATATGAACTTAACAAATTATTATTGGTATTTTAAATCAGCCATTCCAGAACGTATCTGTGATGACATTGTAAAGTATGGTCAACAGTTACAAGATCAAATGGCATTAACTGGTGGATTAGTTGATAAAAAATTAAATCAAAAACAAATTAAAGATTTAAAAAAGAAAAGAGATTCTAATGTTGTTTGGATAAGTGATAGATGGGTTTATAAAGAAATACAACCTTATGTGCATCAAGCAAATGCTAATGCTGGTTGGAATTTTGATTGGGATTATTCTGAATCTTGTCAATTTACAAAATATAAAAAAGGTCAGTATTATGATTGGCATTGCGATAGTTGGGATCAACCCTATAATGTACCTAATACTCCATCATATGGTAAGATTAGAAAATTATCTGTAACTGTAACTCTATCAGATCCAAAAAATTATAAAGGTGGAGAATTAGAATTTGATTTTAGAAATAAGGATGTAGGTAAAAAAAATAATATTCATAAATGTACAGAAATATTACCTAAAGGATCTTTAGTTGTGTTTCCTTCTTTCGTGTGGCACAGAGTATGTCCAGTAAAAAGTGGAGAAAGAAACAGTTTAGTTATTTGGAACTTAGGATGGCCCTATAAATAAAAAATAAATATGAAAAAAAAAGGAGTATTAAATGTCATTTAAAACAAATAAATATACAGTTTTAAAAAATGTTATTTCAACAGAGTTAGCAGAGTTTGTTTATAAATATTTTTTAAATAAAAGAAATGTTGCAAGGTTTTTATTTGATCAAAAATATATATCTCCCTTTACAGAGTATTTTGGTGTGTGGAATGACCGTCAAGTTCCAAATACTTATTCTCACTATAGTGATATTGTAATGGATACTTTGTTGCAAGAGGTAAAACCTGTAATGGAAAAACATACAAAATTAAAATTAAGTGAGACTTATTCATATGCAAGAATTTATAAAAAAGGAGATGTCCTAGCCAGACATAAAGATAGATACTCGTGTGAAATATCTACGACATTAAATTTAGGTGGAGACTCATGGCCAATCTATCTTGATCCAACAGGTAAAGAAAAACAAGCTGGTGTAAAAGTAGATCTTGATCCAGGGGATATGTTAATTTATTCTGGTTGTGAGCTAGAGCATTGGAGAGAAGAGTTTAAAGGTAAGAACTGTGGACAAGTATTTTTACATTATAACAAAGCTAATTCAAAAACTGCTAAAAAAAATTATTTAGACAAACGACCTTTACTAGGTGTACCTTCTTGGTTTAAAGGAATAAAATTGACAAAAAATAAAAAATAGTCTATACATTAGGCTTGCAGAGGGATGATCCACCACAGATTCCCTCTGCTTTTACTCTATTAAACAAGTAATAAATTTGCTATACATAGATTTATTATGTTACAAAAAATTGGATTTCAACCAGGTATAAATAAACAACTTTCCGAAACCGGAGCCGAAGGCCAGTGGGTAGATTGTGATAACTCTAGATTTAGATATGGAGTTCCTGAAAAAATAGGTGGATGGAATCAATTAGGTAATGTTAATGAAAATGAATTAACTGGAGCAGGAAGAGGATTACATCATTTTTTAAATAGTTTATCTCAAAGATATGCAATCATAGGAACAAATAGAATCTTATATGCCTTTCAAGGTGGTGTGTTTTATGACATACATCCTATTAAAACTACAACAACACTCACAAGTGCTTTCAGCACAACTAATGGTGACTCAGCTGTAACAATAACTTTTTCAACAGCTCATAATATATCACCTAATGATATAATTTTATTAGATAATTTTACAACTATAACAGGTTCTAACTTTGGTGCTTCTGATTTTGATAATAAAAAATTTATGGTAACCTCTGTTCCAACAGGGACAACTTTAACAATTACAATGCCATCTAATGAAACAGGAGCTGGTGCAACGACATCAGGAGGTATTAGAGTTCAACATTATTATCCAGTAGGTACACCTGTTCAAGAAAAAGGTTACGGTTGGAGTCTTGGATCTTGGGGTGGAGAAGCTTCAAACGCAGCAACTACAACTTTAAATGGAGCTTTAGGAAATGATGCATTTGGAACAGGTAGTTCAGGAACATCAATCGTTTTAGCAGATGCTACACAATTTCCTGACACAGGAACAAATTTTATAAAAGTAGGTACAGAAGAAATTTCGTACACAGGAGTTACAGGTAGCACAACATTAACAGGAATTACAAGAGCAGTTAGAGGAACAACTAGAGCAGCACATAGTGATGGAGCAACCGTTACAAACACAAGTGACTTTACTGCATGGAATCAACAAACATCAGAAGGTCTTGCATTAGATCCGGGCATGTGGTCACTAGATAATTTTGGTGATAAAGCAATTTGTTTAATTCACGATGGTCCTGTTTTTGAATGGGATTCTTCTGCATCAAATGCTGTTACTACAAGAGCAACTCTTATCTCTGGTGCACCAACTGCATCAAGACACATGGTTGTATCTACACCTGATAGACACTTAGTATTTTTTGGAACAGAAACAACTATTGGAGATACGGGAACACAAGATGATATGTTTATTAGATTTTCTGATCAAGAGGATATAAATACATATATACCTACAGCAACCAACACAGCTGGTACACAAAGACTGGCTGATGGATCAAGGATCATAGGAGCTCTAAGAGGTAAAGATGCAATTTATCTTTGGACAGACAACGCTTTATTTACACAACGTTTTGTTGGTCAACCTTTTACTTTTGCTTTTTCACAAGTTGGAACTAACTGTGGATTGGTAGGACAGAATGCATGTGTTGAAGTTGATGGCACTGCATACTGGATGTCAAAAAATGGATTTTTTAGATATGGTGGTAGATTAGAATCATTACCTTGTTTAGTTGAAGACTTTGTATATGATGATATAAATTTAACATCAGGTAATCAAATGGTTTCTGCAGGGTTAAATAATTTGTTTGGTGAAGTAATGTGGTTTTATCCTTCTGGAACATCAGATGTTGTTAACAAAATGGTTTGTTATAATTATTTTGATTCATCACCACAAAGACCAGTATGGACAGTAGGCACACTTGCTAGAACTATGTGGAGAGATTCTGCAGTATTTGGTTTACCTCATGCATTAGAATATGATGCTTCAACAGATACATCTTTCGATGTTATTGGTAATACTGAAGGAAGAACAAGTTATTATGAACACGAAACAGGAACTGATCAAAATAGAAATGGAACAATAACAGCCATTACTTCAAACATATCATCTGGAGATTATGATATTACACAACAAAGATCGGCTCAAGGAACACAAACAGGTGTTGCAACATTTCGAGGCGATGGTGAATTTTTAATGAAAATAAGAAGATTTGTACCTGACTTTATATCTCAAACAGGAACTACAAGAGTTACATTACAATTAAAAAATTATCCCAATAGCACACAAGCAAGTTCACCATTAGGACCTTTTGATATAACATCATCAACTGTTAAAGTAGATACTCGTGCTAGAGCTAGAGCAGTTTCTTTAAAAATAGAAAATACAGGCGCTTCTCAAAGTTGGAGATTAGGAACCTTTAGGTTAGATGTACAACCGGATGGAAGAAGATAATGGCAAAGATTGTACAAGTAATTACTAGACCAGAACAAGAATATAATTTACAAGTAGCAGAAGCTCA